CGCCAGCTTGTGCGAACGGATGGTCGGTCCACCGTCCGCTGATCACGTCATGCAATTCCGCACCGCTGTCGAGATGAAGCGACACGGCATCGGTCGAATGGCCGAGCAAAGCCTTGGCCTCGGTCAGATACAGGCGCTCGACTTTCGCTCCGTCAAGGAGTGGCTTCGCATCTTTCAGCGGCAGCGCGAAACGGGATAAGTCATAACGAGACCGGTTCAGGGGGCGGTTCGATAACGGTACCTTGAAGCCATGCTTGGACAACGCATTCGCCAGTGGCGCACGCGTTGACAATGTGTGCGCGTAGACCTCGACTACCTTGCGATCCGGTGAATAGACGAGCGTGGCGTCGCGCGCCGGGAAGTAACAGAAACTCTTTCGGTTACGGTTGACCACCTGGACCGCCGTGACCTGGTCTCCGGCAAAACGCACGACGAGGTAGTGGATGGTCGTGATATCGCCGTTTTTGTTCTCATCGGCGAGCGGCACATAGACCACCTCACAGGATTCACCGAGACGCATCGCGCTGGTGAGCTGCGACTCCAGTTCTTTCTTGACCGTGTCGTTCCAGATGAAGGGAGGCGCGTCGTCACACGGCACGTCGAAGGCATCGTAGAGGCGCTTGTTACCACGAAGGTCGCCGGTGTTCAAGATCGACTCGGCAACGTCGAACAGGCGTGCTGATTCTTCCGACTGCGTGCGCATCCAGACCGAACGGCCGATCTCACCGCCGTCCTGTGCCATGAATACCGCAATCAGGTCGTTGTCGTTGAGTTGCTCGTCGACAGTACTGAGGATCGCTGCACCCCCGGGGGATGCAAGACGCAGCACCCGCAGTGCTTCGCGCTCGGCTGGGTCGCGCTGGTCTTTGCGCAAGTGTTTGACATGCTCGATCAAGGCCGCAGGCAACGCGGCGACGTCCTGCAGCCAATCGAAGCCACGGACAAGCGCCTGACATTCGGGGAGCCCGCTGAAGGCTTTGAGGATCGGAACGGGGGATTTCTCGATCAGATCAAACAGGCAGTGCGCATTGGTGAGGGTCTTTTTGCCCATGATGTCTCCCTTCGGCCTTTTATATGGCCACAGTCCATTGGCGCATGACCGCCACCGATTGAGTCAAACCTTGAGCGAGCAAGGTATCCAGGTATTCGTCTGCTGTTTTGGGTGGCGATTTCAATGACCGCCGGTGACCGGCGGCGGCCTCCAGAACGCCGGCCGGGTGCAGATCTAGCAAATCGACGATGAAGTCATCCGGGTGCTGGGCAGCAAGGTTGTATGGCTTGAGCGCCTCGTCAGGGAAGTCTTTCAGATTGAACGTGACGATCAGGCTGGCACCGGAATGAATAGCGGCCGCTGCGACGTGCCGGTCGTCCGGGTCTGGGAGATTGATGGCCGGAATAAGATGTTCGAAACCGGTGACAAGACAATCGCGCACAGCATGGTTCATCCGGGCACGCGTCTGCACCAGACGCTCAAGGCTGAGATCGGGGCGGTTTGCATGAACATTGCGAATCCACTCATCGTGGATAGTGTTGCTCCAGCGCGCCCGAAATAAATCTGATAGCGCCAGATGCATCAGCAGGTCCCGCAGTGGTGCCGGATAGAGAACGCAGGCGTCATAGACGACGGTGAAATGTGAACTCATCCAATCAGTACCCCATACCGAGTTCTTGAGCCTCCGCCGCCAATTCGTCCAGAGCTTGGCGGCGCTCGGTATCAATGCGCTTCTTGTACGAGATCACGTCCTGATAGCGCACGCGGCGGTGAGTCCCGATCTTGTGAAACGGCATGTCTCCCTTCTCCAGCAACTGAACGAGGAATGGCCGCGAAACATTGAGGACGTCGGCGGCTTCCTGCGTGGTGAGTTCAGCGTGGATAGGAATGATCGACACGGCGTTGCCCTGGCCGATCTCGGTCAGGACTTCCAGCAGCAGCCGCAGTGCCGAGGTGGGGATGCGCACGGCACGCACAGCCCCCTTGTCGTCATGGAAGTCGATCTGCTGGGTTTCGGAGCGCGTCAGAAGCACGGTCGACAACGCCCGGCCCGACTCCCGAGCCAGCGCGATGTCCTCTGCCGACGGCAGCGTTTTGGTGATTGCGGGAGCATTCATAGCGGTCTCCTTATGGGGATGAAGTTCAGAATGAGTCCATTATAAACGAAATAACCGAAATCGCAATAACCGAAACGACACGGACGGATACATACAAATCAACAACTTAGCGCAGCGACGGATTGCCGAGCTCCCCGCAAGCCACACACCAAAGCCGAAATTTCACTCGCACAAGCCAAAAGGCTAAATCTATTTAATGGGAACACAAGCCCCATCTGTTCAATCCGGTCGTTTTTCCAGCCACAACCTGCCGGGCGGTGTCACGCGCATCGCCCTCGACGAAAACGAGCTCGCTACCCGCTGGGGGCTCTCTGTCAAAACCTTGCGCCGCTGGCGGCAAGAGTCCTTGGGTCCAGTCTTCTGCAAGCTGGGCGCCCGAGTCACCTACCTGATCTCCGAAGTCGAATCGTTTGAGCGGCGCGTTTCACGCCACTCGACTTCCGCTCGTGCGTATCTGTGAAGGAAATGGCCATGACTGACCTGACCATATTCCCCGCCGACACGATGGAGATCTACGCCGAACTGATTCCGTTCGATGCAGCCCTGGCGCAGCGCATGTCGGACCGTGCTGCGCGCGTTATCACCGCCAGTGAAGCAGGAGATCTGCTGCCGCGCTCGTTCACCGATTCCACCCATTTCGAATGCAAGTTCTGCGCGTGGGCAGATCGTTGCTGGAGGACAAAACCATGAATGAAGAGAATGTGCATCTCCCAGTGCCGATGACCAGCGAAGGCATGGTCGACGCCCGCCAAGCCTCCTATGCGCTTCGCCTGCCGTACTACTGGTTCAGCGATCGCAGCATGCGCTCAGCCAAACGGATTCCCCACTACCTACTTGGTGGACTGGTGCGGTTTCGCATGTCCGAACTCACAGCGTGGGCACAAAGCGAGAGTGCCCAGCCTGCCATCAAGGAGGCCGAATGATCGACTTCAATGATGACGGAGATTTGCCCGCCACGCCGCGCACAGGTAATGGCGATCATCAGCGAAAAGAAATCCGGGCGGCCTTGCTGACGCGGCTTGAATCGGCATTGCTCAGCATTTTTCCGGCTGGCAAAGTTCGGCGCGGCAAGTTTCATATCGGTGACGTATTGGGCAGCCCGGGCGACAGCTTGGAGATCGTCCTCGATAGCGAAAAGGCTGGGTTATGGACCGATCGCGCAACAGGCGATGCTGGCGAATCCGGTTCTTGGCGCGGTTCATATCGGGGAAGGCGCGACGTTCGAACCGGACACCAAGCTGTTTCGCGAGCGTATCGATTTTTCACTCTGGTTTTACGACTAGCAATTCTTTCTTTCACAGATGGCCGCCTCCGGGCGGCTTTTTCATTTTAGGAGCCATGCATGACCAACGCCATTCGCAGCCAGGGTACGAGGTTGCAACACGGTACCGGCGCCAACCCGGTCGTCTTCGCCGACATTGAAGAATGCACCGATATTCAACTCGGCGGCGTCAGTGTCGCCGTGGTCGACGTCACACATCTGCTGTCACTGGGCAAGGAATCGGTGCCGGGTCTGCTCGACCCCGGCACCATTACGCTGACCTGCAATTACACCGGCGGCGCAGTGCAAAAGGCGCTCTATGCCGACGTGCTGGCAGGCCAGACATCTCCCTACCAGTTGATTTTAGGTGGATCGGCGACACCAATCACGATCAGCTTCAACGCCTATGTCACCAAATACGACGGTCCGACCGCCAAGGTCGATGGCAAACTCGATCTCTCCATCAGCCTGAAGATCACCGGCGTTACCATTACCAGCTAATCAGAAAAAAACATGACACTACAATTTGATAAGGCAGCGCTGCTGCTTGCGTTGAAACCTAAAACCATCTTATTTGCCGTCGATGGATTCGGCGAAATCGGCATCATGCAGTTGAGCGTGGCGGAGGTTGAGGGGCTCCGCTCCGCTCTCAAAAGTGATGATAAAACCGACCAGTTCGGTCTGAACATGGTCATACTGTCGGTGGTGGACAGCGACGGCAATCGTGTTTTTATGGATGCAGACATGCCGGCTTTGAAGTCGGCCAGCAACGCCGTCATGGATGTGCTGGTTGGCAAGGCGCTTGAAGTTAACGGCTTCAAGAAGGTTGCCGACACAAAAAACTAAGAGACAGCCCGGATCGCCGTTTCAGATGCAGACTGGCGATCACTCTTGGCAAGTTGCCGGGCGAAATAGATGCCATGCCTTACGCCGATTACCTGGAATTGCAGGAATTCTATGCCGTTGAGCCGTGGGGATTGTCGGTGCAGGATGCCATGCAGGCCCATCTGGCGTCGATCATCGCCAATGTGAATCGCGACAGCAAGAAACGTCCTGATCCGTACCAATTGAGCGAATTCCTGATATTCAGCACCCCGCAACAGAAACCACATACCATCCCGGATGAACCAGTCCGCGTCAATGGCCTGACGGCGGCGCAACACAAGCTGCTGATGGGATTCGAGGCACTGCGACAACAATTGGATACCGGAAAACATTGAAGCCGTATGCAATTATGCAACTGGAGGTCTTAGAGCCGCGATTGCCTGCGGCAACCGGAATGAAATGGCTATCCGATAGGTCGCAAAAGACAAAATTCCGAGCACGACAAGAATAAATGCAACAAAAATCAATGGTTGGGTAAAAACTGTATAAAGCGTGATCCGATTGGTTGCCGATGCAAGGGTTGCCACAACTTGAAGAAAAAACGATACGACTAGTAATAGCCCGCCAATTGCATATTGCGTTGATTGAGAAACGATTGCGCGCGCCTGCTCTTCGTTGAATCCCCAATAGGTCCCACACAACAAGACCATTTTCCGTTGACTAAGAAGTGCTGTGCCGATACACAAATAAATCGCCGATATGAAACCAAAACAAGCTGCGGCCAACGTGTATGCAAGTTGTTCGGACATATTGTTTAAGCCGCAAGCGCCATCGGTTGAATTTCCTTGACGATTTTCGGCAGCACCTCTTTCTCGGCCAATTTCAGATCGTAAGCCTGTTGAAGATTAAGCCATGACTGCGCATCGCCGCCGAAATACCTGGCCAGCCGCAGGGCAGTATCCGGCGAGATGCCACGCCGCTCCAAAACGATATCGTTGACACGGGCCGGCGGTACATGCAGCGCCTTGGACAGCGCATGCGCGCTCATGTCAAGCGGCTTCAGATAATCCTCGCGCAGGATTTCGCCCGGGTGTATCGGGCGCATGCCGTTCTTGAATTTGGTCATGTTGTGCTCCTAGTGATAATCGACAATTTCGGCTTGCTCCGGCCCCTTCTCGGACCAGACAAAGCAAAGTCGCCATTGCGCGTTAATACGAATACTGTGCTGTCCGGCCCGGTCGCCGCTCAATTGCTCCAGCCTGTTACCCGGCGGCGATCGCAGAAAATCCACCGTCGCAGCACTGTCAAGTTGTTGCAATTTCCGTTCTGCAACTGAGGCGATGTTGGCGAAACGAGCAACTTTCTTGCCTTCGTAAAGCCTTTGCGTATCGGCGCAGGCGAATGATTGAATCATATACAGATTATATATCGTTTATCGGTAAGCAGCAAACATTATAGCCCATTCAACCCATTTCACGCGTCTTTGCTAAAAAACATGGCTCTTGGCAATCTCTCCATCACGGTCAACGCGGACGTATCCCGATTCGTGAGCAACATGGACGCTGCTTCGCGTGCGGCTCAGTCGGGCATGGGCGACTCGACGGCATCGGTCGAGCAATTCCAGAGCAGCCTGATGCAAGCCGCCACTGAACTGGAACGTGCGGCCAAAGCCATGAGCACCAATATGGAAGCGGCCAACGATGCGATTGCTTCCAGTACCGAAAAGTCAACCGCCGCGCTCGACGACCTGCAAAACGCCGCCGACAACGTCGATTTCAAATCAACCTCCGAGAAATTCGCTGCGGCGTTCGGGGCCGGCGTAGGAGCCGGAGCAACTACTGCCGACAACGCCATCGGGGCGTTCAAATCCTACGTTGAGACCAAGCTGGTCATCACCGGCATTGCGCTGATCGCAGGCGTCAGCGCCGCTGCGCTGTCTGCAATCTACGTCACCTACAAAGTGATAAAGGAAGCAATAGGTTTCATCGAAGGCCTGTTCACTGGCGAAAGCTACAAGAGTCCCAGCATCGACGCGCTTGTCGCGACCAACAACCAGATCAAGGAAATCCAGCATTCTCTGAATCTGACAGCCCAGGAGGCGTCGGCAACCAACGCGGCGATCGCTGCGCTCGGCGTGAACAAATCGGATTACACGTCGGTGTTCAGCAACGCAGCCAGCGCGATCCGCACCAACACCGACGAACTTGATCGCCTCGGGGTCAAATACAAGGACGCGAACGGCAACCTGCTGCCATTGACGGATACGATCCAGAATGCGAACGCGGTTCTGAATGAATACACGGTGGGCTGGGACCGCAATCAGGCAGCGTCATCGCTGGGACTCGGGACAGCAGCACAGGTCGCTGCGGCTGCAACGGTTACCAAAGAAGCGATGGCAGCCGCCTCCAGTCGCCTGAACGACTATAACCTCGGCATCGGCGCCGATTCGCAGGCGGAGGTCAAACGGTATGAAGATGCGATGCGCGACTTCAATCGCGAAACCGAACTGACATCGGATGGATTCAAGCGCGCGTGGGCCGACAGTATCATGCCGGTCCTGACCGACTTTGCGGAATTTTTCCGCGACGGCTTTCCGTTTGCGGTCAATACCTTCCGCTACAGCCTCGCGACCATCACGTCACTTTTCTACGGCCTCAAGACCGTGGTCTACATCGTGGCGGAATCGATCGTCGGCAGCATCGCCGCCATTGGCTCCAGCCTGGGCGGCGTCGCGACTGCCGGAGTCAAGGTGCTCCAGGGTGACTTTACCGGCGCAAAGAATGCACTGATTGCCGGCTGGACCGATGCAAAAGGCCGGCTGGGCGAGATCGGCGACAACATCGTCGCGCAAGCGCGGCATAACGCGGACGCGATGAAACAGGCATGGGCGCTGGATGATCGTAACGCGTCCGGCATGGCAAACGCCAAAGGCAAGACATGGGTGCCGAAGCCAAAGGAAAAACCGGACGGCCCGGCAGATGATCCGGCAAAGACAATCCTCGAAGGCTACCTGAAATCAGAAGACGCCCTGATCGCCGCCGAGAAAAAGAGCATGGACACGCGCACGGCTTTCCTGAAACAGTCGTATGACAGCGAATACATCAATGCCCGCACCTATTACGACGAGAGACGCAAACTCATCGCCGACAACTATGCAGAGACTCTGGCCGCTTACGACAAGGAAGCGGCTGCGGTGGTCAAGTACAAGGCAGCACTCAGCACCGACACCGACAAGGTAAAAATTGCCGCTGCCGACGTCAAGCTGATCGAGATTGCCGCGAAGCGCGCCGCAGCGGAAGCCGAGGCCAGCTCGGCTATGATCAAGGCCGGTTCCGAGCAGCTCAAGATCTACTCCGACTTCAACCGCGCCACGATCGAATGGATCCGTAACCAGGAATTGTCGAACGCCCAGCAGCAATTTTCGATCGATCTGATGGGCAAAAGCACCCTTGAAGTTGCCAAGCTGACCGCCGCGCACAAAGTCGATCTGGAAGTGCAGGAGCGGATCCGCCAACTGAGGTTGAAGGATCCCAATGCAGACGTCTCCGGCGCACTCGCTGCCGGCTCCGCACAAACCCAGAAGGCGATCGACCTGATCCAGCAGCAAAATGACAAACAGAAGGATCCGTGGTTCAACGCCCGCGAATCCATCCGCAAGTATGGAGAGGCTGCCAATGATGTCGGCACGCAAATCGGCAACGCAATGGACAATGCCTTCAAAGGCGCCGAAGATGCCTTTGTCAATTTTGTGCAGACCGGGAAGCTGTCGTTCAAGAGTCTGGCGACTTCCATCCTCGCCGATATAGAGCGCATCCTGATTAAAAAAGCGATCGCCGGAATTGTTGACATGGCGGTGGGCGGCTTCTCGTCCGGCTTCAGCTTCGGATCGGGCGGCAGCACCGGCTCCGGCACCGGTTCGTCAGGTTTATGGGCCGGTGGCGATGCCGGCGCCAGCATGGATGTGATGTCGGCTGCCAGCGGCTATGACGTACCGTCCGGCGTGAATCCGCTGACGCAGTTGCATGAAAACGAAATGGTGCTGCCGGCGCAGCAGGCAGACGTGATTCGCGGCCTGGCCGGAAATCCACCTGCCAGCAGCGGGGACATTTCAGTCAATATCACCGTGAATGCGCAAACCGGCGACAGCACCACCTCGTCGACCGGCAATGCGCAGCAGATGACGCAACTCGGCACCTTGATCGCCGCCAAGGTACGTGAAGTTATCGTGACAGAGAAGCGCTCCGGCGGGTTATTAGCGACATGACGGCTTTTACTTTCCCGCCCAGCAACGCCCAGCTCACCGAAAAACCCAGAGTCGTGGTCGCCAAGTTCGGGGACGGCTATGCGCAGCGCACGGCATTTGGCCTGAATATCAACCCGCAGTCATGGTCGCTCACGTTCTCGAACAAGCGTGCCGCCGACCGCGACGCGATCATGGGTTTTCTGCGCGCTGCCGCCGGCGTAACTGCGTTCGACTGGCAGCCGCCGGGAGAGGTGGTCAGTTTCCGCTTTACCTGCGCCGACTATGCGGCGCAAATCAACACCGACAAATTGTGGACAATCACCGCCACCTTTGAGCAGGATTTCGGGAATTAATCATTAATCACTCATCAACCATGATGCCGCTCTCCGAGCGGCATTTTTGCATCCATGACACTCCAATCTGAAACCATCCAGTCTGAAATACAAAGTCTGGCGCCTTCGGCAATGATCGAACTGTTCGTGCTGGACCTGAGCAAACAGGGGGGCGGCATGTTTTATTTTCATGCCGGCACCAACGAACTGGCCGGTGACGTCGTGTGGCAGGGGCAGACCTATGCCCGCTTTCCGATCGAAGCGACTGGTTTTGACAAGCGCAGCACGGGCGCGCTGCCGCGTCCACTGGTGAAAGTATCCAATACACAAGGACTGATGGGCGCCGAGGCGCGCCAGTTCGGCTATTTTTTGGGATGCAAATTCATCCGCAAGCGCACCTTTGCGCGCTTCCTGGACGCCGCAAACTTCGCGGCCGGTAACCCGCAAGCTGATCCGAATCAGGCGCTGCCGGACGATATCTGGATCATCGACCGCAAATCGAACGAAAACCCGTCAACACTGGAATTCGAGCTGGCATCTGCACTGGACATGCAGGGCGTGACGCTGCCGCGTCGGCAGATGATCCAGAATTGCTGCGCCTGGGTCTATCGCTCGCCCGAGTGCGGATATACAGGAGGCGCAGTCGCCAATGAGGACGGCACGGCCACCACTGACCTTACCCAGGACCTGTGCGGCAAGCGGCTCACCGACTGCAAATTGCGCTTCGGTACTGGTGTCCTGCCGTATGGCGGCTTCCCCGGCTGTGGGCTGGTGCAATGAATCCGGTCACCGATTCTGTTCTCGCAGCGATCCGCGCCGACGCCGAACGCGCCTATCCGCGCGAATGCTGCGGCGTGGTGATCATCGCCCGTGGCAGACAGCGCTATATCCCCTGCGCCAATATCGCTTCCGGTAACAGCCACTTCGCGATCAGGCCGGAAGACTATGCCGCAGCCGAGGAAGCCGGCGAGATCACGCACATCGTCCACAGCCATCCCGGCATGTCGCCGCTGCCGTCCGAGGCCGATCTGGTTGGCTGCGAACGCTCGGGCTTGCCGTGGATCATCGTCAACTGGCCCACGGGTGCGATCCATACGTTTGCGCCGACAGGTTATCAGGCGCCGCTGGTAGGGCGCAATTTTTCGCACGGGATTCTGGACTGCTACTCGCTGATCCGGGATTACTACCGGTGCGAACTGTCGCTTGACATTCCTGATTTCGAGCGCGACGAGGAATGGTGGCTGAAAGAGCGCAACGCAAAGGGCAGCAATCTGTATCTGCATAATTTCGGACAAGCGGGCTTCGTCCCGGTAGCCGCGGAAGACACAATGCAAAAACATGATGTGCTGTTAATGCAAATCGGCTCGGTAGTGCCGAACCACGCCGCCGTATACATCGGCGACGGATGCATTTTGCAGCACTGCATGAACCGCCTGTCGAGCCGCGATATCTACGGCGGCTACTGGCAGCGCAGCACCGTCAAGGTAGTGCGACACAGGAGCCTGGATGATGCACAATGCGATGCAAAACGCGATGCGTGAAGTGAGACTGTACGGGCATCTGGGCAAGCGGTTCGGGCGGGTGTTCCGCTTCGACGTCAAGTCTCCGGCAGAAGCCATTCGCGCGCTGCGCGCCAATCTGGAAGGATTCGAGGCGTACATGTTCGAGCATTCGGCGCCTGGTTATCATGTGTTCGTCGGCAAGCGCAATGTCGGCAAAAACGATCTGTCTGTACCGGTTAGCGATGCCGCCATCAGGATCGTACCCGTCGTGGCCGGAGCCGGACACGGCGTGTTTCAGACAATCCTGGGCGCCGTCCTGGTGGTGGTCGGCGCGTATTTTGATCAGTCGTGGCTGGTGAATATCGGCGTTTCGATGGTGGTCGGCGGTATCGCGCAGATGCTGATACGCCCTCCCGGCCCTGCCACGCCTGCCAATAACCAGGCATCGTATTGCTTCAATGGCCCGATCAACACGACAGCGCAAGGCAATCCGGTGCCGATCTGCTATGGCACGATGATAATCGGTTCACAGGTCGTCTCCGCTGGCTTGTCGGTGGAGCAGGTTGCGGTATGAATGATGTCAATTTCGCCATGAAGCCCCTGACCATCCGCGGCGCGGGTGGCAGCAAAGGCGGTGGCGGGTCCGGTGCGACGGAGGTTTCCGACAGCCTGCGTTCCACGCAGATCGCCACGGTGATCGATGTGCTGTGCGAAGGGCCGATCGTCGGGCTGGTCAATGGCTTGCAGTCGATCTACCTGAACGAGGTGCCGCTGCAGAATCCGGATGGATCGGCTCAGGTATCTGGCGGCCCGCTGCAAAATACCGATGGCACCTTTAATTTTGTCAACGTCGCGGCGCAATGGTGCAACGGCACGCAGGACCAATTACCGCTGGATAATGTATCCGACGTTGAATACGAAACTGCGGTCGGCGTCGAGGTCAAAAACGGCGTGCCTATCGTCCGCACGCTGACGGATCCGAATCTCGACAGCCTGCGCGTCACCGTATCGGTGCCGGCACTGACCACGCAGGACACCACCAACGGCAACATCACCGGCAGTTCCGTCGACATCACGGTTGAAGTGCAGACCGATGGTGGCGGCTACATCAACAAAGTCAGCGATACCATTTCCGGCAAGACCAGCAGCCGCTATCAGCGCGCTTACCTGATCAGGCTGGATGGGACGGGGCCGTGGGATGTGCGGGTCACGCGTGTCAGCGGCGATGCCACGACTTCCGCCGTCAACAACAAAACCTTCTTCGACAGTTACACCGGCATCGTCAGTTCGCGCCTGGCGTACCCGAACTCGGCGCTGGTCGGCACGCAGATCGACGCGTCGCAATTCACGTCGATTCCGAGTCGCGCGTATGGCATCAAGGGACTGATCATCCGCGTGCCCGCCAATTATGACCCGATCGTGCGCACCTACGCCGATATATGGGATGGCAGCTTCAAGCTGGCATGGTCGGATAACCCGGCCTGGTGTTTTTATGATCTGCTGACCAATAGCCGCTACGGCCTGGGTGATTTCATCGATCCATCCAGTATCGACAAGTGGTCGCTGTATGCGATCGCACGTTACTGCGATGAGATCGTGCCGGACGGCTATGGCGGGTTCGAGCCGCGCTTTACCTGCAACCTGTATCTGCAGACATCCGCCGAAGCGTATACCGTTGCCCAGAATTTTTCGTCGATTTTCAGGGCGATCACGTTCTGGAGCGCCGGCACCATCGTCGCGATGCAGGATCGCCCGGCGGATGCCAGCGCGCTGTACACCAATGCGAACGTCATTGACGGGGTCTTCAGTTACTCCGGCACCTCGATCAAGCAGCGCCACACCGTCGCCCTGGTGGCATGGAACGACCCGACCGACTTCTATCGGCAAAAGGTCGAGTATGTACAGGACGACGACGGCATCAGGCAACTGGGCGTAGTGCAGACGCAATTGACCGCATTTGGCTGTGCCTCCAAGGGACAGGCGCACCGGCTGGGCCAGTGGCTGCTGGCCACGGAAAAATATGCGACCGAATCCCTGTCGTTCAAGGCGGGGCTGGATAGCTGCACGCTGTACCCTGGCGCGATCATCAAAACCACCGACCTGAACCGGTCGGGCAAACGCATGGGCGGCCGGCTAGGTTCATCCCCTGCGTCCACCCCCGCGTCGCTGACACTGGATGCCGACTTCGTCATCGAAGAAGGCAAGTCCTACTCGATCAACGTGATCGGCAGCGACGGCAGCACCAATGTGAGCGCAATCATCAATGCGCCGGGGACGACCCGCACCGTCAGCATCACGCCACCGCTGGCGGCGGCACCGCAAACCAATGCGATCTTCGTGATTGCCGCCAATGATCTGGCGGCCGAGACCTGGCGCGTGATGGGCGTGCAGGAAAGCGGCAACAATGTGGTCGACATTGTCGCCATCGCGCACTACGACGGCCTGTTCGCTCTGGTCGACAGCGGTGCCCAGTTCGACCTGCCGCAGGTCAGCAATATCAAGACCGTGCCGGATAGTCCTTGCGATCTGTCGGCCATGACATCGCCCTATATTGTCGCGGGCCAGGTGATCGGCTTGCGCCTAACCCTGTCGTGGACATCGGCTGCCGGAACCTTCCACGTTTCCTGGCGTACCGCCAGCGGACAGACGGACGCGCGCGACGCGCACCAGAGTTCGATCGATATCGACAACGTCGACGTGAGCACGTACTATTTTTCCGTGGTGGCCGTTTCCACCATCGGCCTCGAATCGACGCCAGCAAGCCTCACCTATGTGGTCGGCGCCAAGACCAGTGCGCCGCAGCCGCTCACGGCGCTGTCTGCTTCAGGTGGCATACTCCAGATCCAGCTGGCCTGGATTTACCCACTATCGGTCGATACCAAGCTGATCGAGATCTGGGGCGGCGCATCAAACGACCAGACCGATGCCGTAAAACTGGCCGAGATTGCCTACCCGACCGCACAATGGACGCAACTGGGCCTGGCAGCCGGCATCACGCTCTATTACTGGGCGCGCGTAGTGGATACCAGTGGCAACGCAAGCGCCTGGTCGGGTCCGGCGTCGGCCACCACCAGTACCGACTCAACCGAAATCCTCAGCTATCTGGCTGGCCAGATCGGCAAGACGCAACTCGGGCAGGACGTCCTGCAACCAATCGAAGATGCCGAGGCAATCATAGGCCCGGTGCTGCAGCAGATCGACGTACTGTTAAACGGCGTCGGTCAGCAGGACCAACTGGCCGCGACCCAGCTGACCGGCCTGATCGCCGCAGACAACGCACTCAAAATCGCGCGGGATACCCTGACCACCACCATCGGCGGTGTCGCCGCCCAGGTAACGACAGAAACGGCCCAGCGCATCACCGCAACCGATGCGCTGGCCAGCCAGATCAGCAGCGTGTCAGCGACCGCCAACGGCAATACTGCGCTGATCCTCTCCGAACAGACCGCGCGCGCCAATGCCGATAGCGCGATTTCGACGCTGGTGACAACCGTGGCGGCGACTGCCGCCAACAATACGGCAGCCATTACCAGCGAACAGATTGCACGTGCTGGTGCCGATGGTGCCTTGTCGACGCGGATCGACAGTGTGGCCGCGACCGCCAATGGCAATACGGCCGCCATCGTCACGGAACAATATGCGCGGGCCGGTGCGGACGGCGCCCTGTCGACCCGCATCGACAGCGTAGTAGCAACGGCCAACGGCAATATCGCCGCCATCCAGTCGGAGGCGAGCTCGCGCGCCAGTGCCGACAGTGCGTTGTCGTCTAGCATCACGACGGTCGCGGCAACCGCGAATAACGCCAGTGCGTCGGCACAGACCGCCACCAGCGCGATCGCCGGAACCAATGGCCAGTTGTCGGCAATGTCGACGATCAAGACCCAGATCGCCGTCGGAGGTAGTACCTATCTGGCATCAATCGGCGTCGGCGTCTCGAACAGCACCGGCATCGTCGAATCGCAGATCCTGCTGTCCGCCAACCGCATCGCGATGATCGATGAAAGCAGCGGCACCCTGACCACGCCGTTCGTGATACAGGGCGGGCAGACCTTTATCAGCCAGGCGCTCATCGGCACCGCATGGATAACGAACGCGAAGATCGCTGCGGCGGCGGTTGGCACGCTCAGCATCGGCGGCAACGCCGTCACGGTCCCTGCATCGATCAGCGGCAATGGCGGCGCCGGGCCGTTCACGGGCAGCGCAAGTTATGTGATGTCGCAGGTCGCGGCGGCCGCCATGAATGTCAGCTATCCAGTTACTACGCCGGTGGTCATTATCGTCACCTGGCAGACCGGAGTGCCTGGCAGCAGAGGTGGCAACTCCCGGGTCGAGGTTCACGCGGATGGCGGAGTAGTGCTGACTGCATCGGACACCGCACCTTCCAGCATCACGACTTCGCATGTTGCGTCGACCGTCGTCAGTCTCGGCGCGGGCGCACATTCATTCACGCTCTGGTTCGGCAACGACTGGCCCGGCGGCGGCACCTGGAATCTGGGGCAGTGGGCGATCACAATACTGGGAGTCATGCGATGACAGATTTTGCGAAATATGATGACACCGGCAAGATACTGGCGACCGGCAGCATGCCCACCAGTATGCTGGAACTACAGGACGGAAATATCTATGTCGGCACCGCAGACGCAGATCTCCAGTACATCGTCGGTGAAGTGGCAACACCAAGGCCGGCGAACCCGGCCACGCTTTCCGGCACCATCCTGTCGAACCTGCCGGTACCGTGCGTGATCCGGATCAATGCATCCGAATACCCCTGCACCGACAGCACGGCGACGCTTAATCTGGCGCTGGTGGGCACCTATACCGTCACCGTGACCGCTTTCCCCTATCTCGACGCCATTTTTACCGTTACAAAATGATCATCAATCACATCGAGGATTATCGCGTGCTGCGCGCAAAGGAATATCCGTTGCTCGCCGATCTGGCCGATGCGCTTTACTGGCAGGCGAAAGGGGACGCTTCAAAAATGACCGACTATCTGGCCAGGTGTGACGCCGTCAAACAGCGCTATCCAAAATCGTAAACAGTATTTGCACATTCATAACCAGCCACCTCCGGGTGGCTTTTTTACGCCCTCAACTACTCCAAACAAGGAAATTCATCATGACCATCAAGGGAATCAGCGCGCAAATAGAGGATCCGAATACCGGGGACGACGCGACATTTCACGTCATCCATTTCTATTCGGTTGATGTCCGCAACCAGCTCTCCACCGCGCTGCTTGAAGGCTACGTATCGCAGGACGCCCAGGCCACCGGGCGCAATGCGCTGATGCATCACAACGTCCAGGTGCCCGGCATTCCGGACGCCGCCAGTGCGCTCGACTGGCTGTATGCGGCGGCGGTCAAACCTGCGCCTGCAGGAATCGATAGTGCGGTTGCTTCACAGAATGTCTTCGCCGGCGCAACCCTGGTAAGTGAAACCGATTAATCATGGCCTGGTATAAAACAGGATCGGTCTCGCTGACCAATGGCAGCAATGCCGTTACCGGCATCGGCACCGACTTCGTGTCGAATGTCTCGCCAGGCGGCATATTCTGCGCCCCGGATGGCCATATCTACGAGGTCAACAGCGTGGCCAGCGCGACCGCGTTGACGCTGGTCGCCAATTACGCCGGCATGACCGCAGCGAATGCGCCGTATGCGATTGCACCGACGCAATCCTACATTGTCGATCTGGCCGCGCAGGCATCCTCACTATTAAACACCTTCGGCGGTTTCAGGGATGCCTACCTGGCCGGCGACCTTGTCGGCGCCGGCCTGCAGTTGAAAGGCGTACTGACCGATCCCAGCCTGCTGCCCGCTTCCGGCGCAACAGGGGATGCCTATCTGATCGGCAGCAGTCTGTATGTGTGGGTCGGGACGACATGGAAATCCAGTTCGATTCAGGGCCAGAAAGGGGATGTCGGCGACGTCAATCCCGCCAATCTGACCGCTGAGGCCAACGCACTGGCAAGCCAGAACGCCGCTGCGGCCTCGGCGACGACGGCAAGCGCTGCCGCGAACGCTGCCACGACCCAGGCCGGAATCGCAACGACGCAGGCAAGCACGGCGACCACGCAGGCTGGGATCGGCTTCATCACTGAACGCGGCCTTGTCATTTTTTCGCTCCGTGTTTCTCGGTCATTTCAGTTCCGACCCGAGTACCGATGGAAACGGCAACGCCCTGACTGCAGGCGCCGAATATTTCAATACGGTTTCCGGCAAGCTACGCGTATACAGCGGCGGCGGATGGGCCGATTACGATGGCACGGCGCAGGCCGCCACGCAAAGCGCCGTTCTCAGCGCAGCCGGTGCAGCCGCGTCGGCAACAACGGCGACCGGAGCGGCGACGACGGCCACGACGCAAGCAGGAATCGCCACCACGCAGGCAAGCACCGCAACAACGGCTGCGGGCACTGCCACAGCCCAGGCCGGGATTGCCACAACCGAGGCAAGCGCCGCGTCCGGCAGCGCCACCGTTGCCACGACCCAGGCGGGTATCGCAACCGCGCAAACTTCGACAGCGACCGCAGCGGCTGGCACTGCATCCGCGCAGGCCGGTATCGCCACAACCCAGGCAAGCGCGGCAGCAGCCAGCGCCGTGACCTCTTCTACACAGGCGGTCGTTGCCACCACGCAGGCAACAGCCGCAGCCGCCAGCGCCGCCACGGCGGCGACCGAAGTTGGCATCGCCACTGCTGCAGCAACCAGCGCAAACACTTCCGCCATCAATGCCGCAGCGTCGGAAGCGACCGCTGGAACCAGCAGAGACGCCGCAGTATCGGCGGCGACAACCGCGACCAGCAAGGCGAGCGATGCCGCAGCCTCCGCTGCGATCGCCGCACAAGGGGCGCAGCAAGCAACGGCCGGCAATCTGGTGCTATCGGTGGCCGGCCGGCAAGGTGCTGTGCTGCTTGGCGCCAGCGATATATCGGGCCTGGCGGCAATTGCGACCTCCGGCAGCTACACAGATCTGTCCAATCTGCCGACCGCCGCGCAAATACCGGGCTACGTCGATCCGATCGCCTATGCACTTGTATTTGGAAGCTGACTCGTATCACCTGACAGGGAGCACATGAATGACGACCGCATTTACCAGAGATCCGACGGCGAACATTGGGGCAACGCTGGTGCCGCTGTATGTGGCGCCAGCCAATACCAAGGCGGTACTGGTGGGCTGCCTACTCACGAACAAAACCCCTGGCGCATTACCGTTGACGGTGATCATTCGCCCCGCAGCCAATGCCGGCGTGAGCGACATCAACCTGCTGCGGAACGGGAAAGTGGCTGGAGGGCAATCCGTCGATCCCGCGCAGGGCAGGAAATGCGTCCTGCTTCCCGGTGATCAGGTCATGGCGCAATCGGTGATTGCCAACGCTTTCGACGCCACTGTTTCCGTTCTTGAGGGAGTGACGTAATGGCTGAATTTTACGCAGTCGGCAGCGGCGACACCGTCGGCACCGACCTCGGTGAAAAGACTTTCTACGGATTTCGGCTGAATCCGCAAACCGGGCACCTGAATGTCGAGGTGATCAACGACGGAGTCTCCGTCGTGTCCATGCCTGACCCCTCGGTCATTCGTGCCGATGACTACCGGCAGTTCGTCTGGACGCAAGACACGCTCAATTTTTCTTTCGCTTCCAACGGGCACCTTCTCTTAACTATTTACTGACCATCTACTGAGGAACAAATGACGCAAATCATCGATCTCGGCAAGCTGCGCTTCAACTTCGCTGGGGACTGGCTGTCGACCACGGTGTATGAAGCCAACGATGTCGTGAAATACGGCGGCAACGTCTATTGCTACACATTCGCGCTGGCGCAAGCCGGCATCCTGCCGACCGACACCACTCACTGGGCGCTGATGGTCAAGGGCTTCAACTTTACCGGTGCCTTCAACGCCACGCAGCAGTATCACGTCGGCGAGGCGGTTACCTACGGCGGCAAGGTGTATGTGGCTATTGCCGATAACGCCGGCCAGATTCCGCCAGCGCCGGCCTGCTGGTCGCAGTTCGCGGATGGCATCGAGTACATGGGCGTCTTTTCAATCACCACCGCCTATAAAAAGAACGACATCGTGACGTATGGCGGTTGCGTCTACATCGCGCTGCAGGACTCGACCAATAACCTGCCGACTGTAGCGGCGTACTGGGCGTCCTTTATTACTGGCATCGACCCGCAAGGCATCTACAACGCGGCAAATACTTATTTCCCCGGCGATGTCGTGGCCTATGGCGCCAACCTGTATCGCGCGATTACCGGCACGACCGGCAACACGCCGACCAATACCACTTACTGGGCGCCGCTGCTCTCCGGCCTGGCATTCCAGGGTGTGTACGCTGCCGGCACGCAGTACCACGCAAACGACATCGTGAGCTACGGCGCGAACCTGTATCGCGCCATCAGTGACACGCTCGGCAATCTGCCGACCAATGTCATCTACTGGACCGCTATCGTGTACGGCAGCCAGTTTCAGGGAGTGTATGCGGCGGCGACTGCCTATCACCAAAACGATATCGTCAACTACGGCGGCAACACCTACATCGCCGTGCGCGACACCACAGGAAATCTGCCGACCGACACCAGCAACTGGTCGCTCTATGTCAGCGGCAGCGCGCCACAAGGCGTCTGGAGCGCAGCGGTGGCCTATCCGGTCGGCAGCCTGGTCACCTATGGCCCGGCGCTGTACCGCTCGATCGTCAACACCGTGGTGGGCGATCTGCCGACCAATCCTGCGAAGTTTGCCTTGCAGATGTCCGGCCTCGGCAATCGCGGCGCGTGGGCGACGGCCACCGCCTACTATCCGGGCGAGGTGGTCACCTATGGCGGTCAGAGCTTCATCTGTACGCGCTATCACGCGTCGACGGTGTTTGCGACCGACATGGCGGCGAACTGGCAGTTGTTCACGAGTGGTATCCGATGGCGTGGAACCTGGGCAACCGCGACCGCTTATCTGGCGAATGACATTTTTACCGATGGCGTGTCGACCTATATCGCGGCGATCGACCATACATCCGGTGCCTCAATTTCTGCAGACATTGCCGCCGCCAAAGTGCAGGTGCTGGCACTGGGCCAGAGCGTGCTGCCCAGCATGACCAGCAAGGCGGGGCTGGTGCTCGGCACTGACGGCATCAACGCGGTCTGGGTGCAGGGAGTCTCCAGGATGAAAACCGCTTTTTACGCATCGCAATTTTAGTAAGGGAAAAGGAACATGGCAATTTTAGGAAAACAGTCACCGGCGGCAGCAACCGAAGCCGTCCTTTACACAGTCACTGCCGGCAAGAACGGCCTCGCGGCACTTGAGGTGTGCAACAGGAACGCCGTGCCGATCAAGATCCGCGTGGCGCTGCGCAGCGTCGGAGAGAACGCCACGTTGCCGATCAGTTATATCGAATACGACACGCCGATCCCCGGCAACGGCGTGTTCGAGCGTACCGGCATCCAGCTGACGGCGAGCGAGACAATCACGGTGCAGTCGGACACGGCCAATACCAACTTTATCGCACTTGGACTGGAGGAATAAGCATGGGTCGCAATATCACCGCAATGCCGGTAGCAGTAAATAATGTGATCAGTCCTTCGCACCAGATGTCGGCGGCATCTTTGCCTCGTGCGTCGTATGCGATCATTTCAGCCAACTCCGCCAACACGATTGATGAAACCGTGTTCCTTGATGCGGAGTTTCGCGCCATCGCGCCGTATAACACTGGGCCGGTTGGCGCCGGCCAAGCGACTGGTGGCGGTGCATCCGCTTCCTTCGATCGTTTCCTCCTGCCCTATAAAGATCATGGCCAGACCTCCGGAGCCTACAACGGCGCCCCGACCCAGACACAGCCCAGTTCCAACAGCACGACCAGCGCCTGGGTCAATGCCACCAATAACAGCGGCGAGTTCGGCAATGACAATACCTGGGTGTCCGAGCGTGGCCTGCAAGGCAATACGGTCCAGCGCGCGGGAACAAATACCGTCATGGCGCAAACGAATTTTTCGTTTATCAATAGCGACCACAAGGATCGTAGCGTCGTGTTGACGCTTAACGGCGGTCAGGTGTCGCTGACCAGCCGCTGGCGTCCGACGCCTCCGACCCTGCTCGCGCTGCAAAAGAGCAAAACACGCACGAAATCCATCGCTTCGCAGTTCGGCGCCGGATCGCAGATTACCAGCCAGTTCGGTTCCGCATCCTACAACAACGTGCGTAAAGAGTTCGTGACAGTCGCCTATAACACGAGCGTCGCCGGACAATACGATGTCAAGATCTGGAAGAACATGAACTTTGATGCAGTGGACGTGACCGCGCTTGGCGTGCCGGACGTTGCTCAAACCGTGAACATGAATACCGTCGGTGGCTGGGGTTCGAGCACGACGGAGTCGCAGTATCGGGTGACGCCGGTATTGGTAGATACCGGTGATATCTACCTGGTGGCATTCTTTCCGGCCGCCGCCATTCGCCTTTTCAAGATGGTGCGAACTGGCGGCGACACCACCAACACCTTTACCTTGGTTGATTCGCTCAGCACCACGACCAGCTATGGGCTGGAGCAAGGCAATGACTACGGCATGAAAACCATGCAGTCGCGCAATGGTCAGCTGGTCATCTGCTTCTGTCCGTATTACTACTATGGCGCCGGCATCGAATCTTTCGTGGTCGATAAACGGAACAGTTCCTGGGCACGCGGCTTCCAGTACGCGTTATCGAGTGGCGGCTGTCAGGTTCTGCCGTATGGGGACGACGGCTTTGCAAACTGGTTCGCCGGCAACTTCTACGCAAGCAACAACCAGGGTGGATATATCCAGGGATTCGTCACGCCCGGTGTAATCGCTGGCGCACCTCCCGTGTGGACCAACGCCAATCTGTATTTGCCGATTTCCCCGGCACCAAATACGACGAACTACCCAGGCATGAGCCAGGTGTGGGAATTCGCCCTGCAATCTGAACTGCCATATTAAAGGAACGCATATATGTTTATTTCTTTTCATGACAAGGGCGGCGCCTCGGTCTCGGAGGTCAGTGGCGATTACCCGCTACCGAATGGCAGCTCGACACTGGCCTGTCGCTACGAACTGGTCAACGATGTCGTGACTGACATGTACCCAGGCAAGGCCGATGGCGAGGTACTCGCCGCGCTTCACGCAACTAACGAGGCTCAGGTGACTGCACTGGAGGCGCAGCATAACCCGCCCGCGACTATCGTGACCCGGATTGCGTTCATGGAACTATTTGTTGCCGCTGGCCGAAAATTGACCCACTTCGAAGGGTTTTGCTGATCCAAAATTGACCCAGGTGTTCTACTTGCCCTGCCTAATTCTTAGGCGGGAGACAAGAAAGGATGATCACCATGGAAATGCTTGGAAAAGTTCGCAGGATGCACCTGCGCGACCAGTTGTCGTTACACGAGATTGCAAAGCGTACCGGCCTGTCCCGCAATACGATAAAGAAGTGGCTGCGCACGGACGAGGAAGTGACGGCGCCGGTCTATCGACGTGAAGCGGGGCCTGGCAAGTTGACGCCGTTTCACGCGGCGCTGGAGTTGGCGCTGAAGGCCGATGCCCACCGCATCAAACAGAACCGCCGCACCGCGAAGGCCCTGTTTGCCCAGATCAAGGAGAGTGGCTACGGCGGCGCCTATTGCCAAGTCACCGCCTTCATCCGTGCCTGGCGCGAGACCGAAGGCAAGGCACCACACGCCTTTGTTCCTCTTAGCTTCGAAGATGGCGAGGCGTTCCAGTTCGATTGGAGTGAGGAAGGGCTGGTCATTGGCGGCATCTACCGCCGCATGCAAGTTTCGCACATGAAGCTGTGCGCCAGCCGCGCGTTCTGGCTGGTGGCCTATCCAAGCCAGGGCCATGAAATGCTATTCGACGCCCACACGCGCTCCTTTGCGGCGTTGGGCGGGGTGCCACGCCGGGGCATCTACGACAACATGAAGACCGCCGTGGACAAGGTCAACAAGGGCAAGGGTCGTACCGTCAATGTACGCTTCACCGTCATGTGCGCGCATTACTTGTTCGATCCTGATTTCTGCAATGTGGCCTCGGGCTGGGAGAAGGGGCAGGTCGAGAAGAACGTGCAGGACAGTCGCCGCCGGATCTGGATCGAAGCTCGCACCCGCCAATTTGGCTCCTTTGATGAGCTCAATGCCTGGCTAGGGCAACGCTGTCGGGAGCTGTGGTCCGAGCTACGCCATCCTGAATGCGAGGCGCTCAGCGTGGCCGACATGCTCGAACAGGAGCAGTCGCAGTTGATGCCCATGCCGACGCCCTTTGACGGCTACGTCGAGAAGGCGGCTCGCGTGTCGTCGACCTGCCTGGTCACGGTGCAGCGCAACCGGTACTCGGTGCCCTGCGAACTGGCCGGCCAGATGGTCAGCACGCGCCTCTATCCAACGCGGGTGTGCGTAGCGGCCGGCGATGCCATCGTTGCCACCCACGAACGCATCGTCGACCGCAACAAGGTCTGTTACGACTGGCAGCATTACATTCCTCTCATTCAGCGCAAACCCGGCGCGCTGCGCAATGGCGCCCCGTTCGCAGACTTGCCAGTACCGCTGCAGCGCCTCAAGCAAGGATTGATGCGCCATGTCGGTGGTGACCGTGTCATGGCGCATGTACTGGCCGCCGTTCCGACGGCAGGACTGTCGGCGGTGCTGGTCGCGGTCGAACTGGTGATTGAGTCCGGCGTGCTCAGTGCCGAGCATGTGGAAAATGTGCTGGCACGGCTCAATGCCGCACCGGCGCCAGAGTGCGTCGAGACCAGCCTGGAACTGAGGGAGGCGCCGGTGGCAAATACCGGCCGCTACGACAGCCTGCGCGAAGCCGATGAGATCACCGTGGAGGCCGATCATGCGTGACGTCGCTGCCGAACTCAAGGACCTGCGCTTGCACGGCATGGTCAGCGCTTGGAGCGATCTGATGGCGCAAGGGGCCAGCATGGTCGATTCGTCGAAGTGGCTGATCGAGCACCTGCTGCGAGCCGAGAACACCGACCGCGCCATGCGTTCGGTGAGCCACCAGATGAACGCGGCCAAGTTCCCCGCGCACCGTGATCTGGCCGGCTTCGACTTCGAGGCCTCGAAGGTTGACCAGGAACTGGTGCGCCAGTTGGCCACGCTTGCCTTTACCGACACGGCCCAGAACGCGGTCTTCATCGGCGGTCCCGGCACCGGCAAGACGCATCTGGCGACGGCGGTCGCGGTGGCCGGCATCGCGGCCAAGGGCAAGCGGGTGCGCTTTTACTCAACGGTCGACCTGGTCAACCTGCTCGAACGCGAAAAGCGCGACGGCAAGGCGGGCCGGATCGCGCTCTCGCTCATGCGCATGGATCTGGTCATCCTTGATGAACTGGGCTATCTGCCATTTAGCCAGGCCGGCGGGGCGCTACTGTTCCACCTGCTGTCGAAGTTGTATGAGCACACCAGCGTCGCCATAACGACCAACCTGAGCTTCTCGGAATGGTCAGCCGTGTTCGGTGACGCGAAGATGACCACGGCACTGCTTGATCGCCTGACGCATCACTGCCATATCGTCGAGACAGGGAACGACTCATACCGTTTCCAGCA